TTATTTTCGATCACCCTCGATCGATAACACCATTCCGCCACCTGCCAGCGTCCAGCGCAGGGCTTTTGCTCGCCATCCGCCGTCTTCTGCAGCACCAAAACCAATTAGATTGATTTTGCTTTCTGCCACCAATGCCATGCTTTCTGGCGTGGCGGGCAGTATCAGCGACATGGTGCCGCTGTCGGATTGTGCTTTGTTCATGCGCGATTCTGCGGCCGCGATGGCCTCTTCGCGCGTTGGAAATGGAAATACAATCTTAAAGGTCGGCTCGCCCTGGCCGACTGTGACGGTTTCAGGCTTGCCGGTTGCTTTATCTGTGTATTCTGCGGTGACGCTTTTGATCTTTGTTCGACTGGCCGATCGGAACTGGTAACTGGTACCAAGATCCGGTGTCAGTGTGATGCTTTTCAGCTCGCGACCGCTTGCCGACTTACCCTCGCCCTCTTTGATAAACATCAGATAGCCGCCTGCTGGTTTAGCCACCGCACCAAATCGTTTTGCTAGTCGAGTCAGCACAGCCATATCGGACTCTGCTACTTGATCCAAGTGCTCAATCTGGATGCTTGCCAGCTCATCCGACACGCGAGCCTCTAAGCCATTATCGCCTGCCATTTCATTCACGAGTTGGCCAACTGAGACGTTGTCCCAACTCCGTGTTTTTTGTGACTGCAGAGTGCCCGTCTGCTTGCGATCATCCATTGGTGATGCGCTGGCAATGATTGTGATTTGTCTCGGCGGTCCAGCCACGGTGACTTCATCGACCACAAACTGACCTTTATCCACTAGCTGATCACCAAAACCCAAGCCGAGCCGAAGTACGGCACCAGCTTGAGGCGTTGGCAACCGATCAGACGCAAGGGTGATTTTTAGCTGATCCGCTGTATCACCCGCATTGTCCGTATACGTCAGGCTCGATAGATACGGGGCCATACGAGACGTGATATCGGTACCGCTTTCTGTCAGCGAAAATCGCGGCGACCACGCTTTATCTAATCCCATAAACTGGCCTCTGGCTCTTTCTTCGGTAGCTCAATTTCTGGCAGTGTAATCTCAACACCTGCCGCGAACTTTGCCCCTAAATTACTGAGACCGGGGTTCGCATTTAGCACCTGCAGAAACACGGCTTCCGTACCGTAGTGTCTCCTGCAGATAGCGTCCAGCACATCACCGTCTCTTGTTCTATAAACTGTCGCCATAGAAAGCAAACTCCGCACTAAATTCCTGTCGACGTGGTGCACCGCCCTTAACGAAGCGCGATCCGCTCTCTTTGAGCGACTTCAGCACCCAATAGCCCATCACGTCACCCAAACCGCTCGTCATCAGCTTTGGCTCCATTTCGTTGCCAACGTCAGCAATGTTTTGGATCTGATTAATCCCCACACCCAAAAACGCTGCAGCCACGGTACCTGAGATCGATATCGTGTCCGCCTCCTTGCCGGTGCACTGGAGCGCATCGGATTGACCGATACGCCCCTGCGATTGCCAATTCCATTGCCACGACTTAGTCATCTCATTGTAAGCCGCACGGCTTATCTCAAAGCGTAAGTCGCCCCACTTCATTAGAACACTGGCCATCAGCCAACCTCCGGTAAATCATAAAGCGCTGAGTTACGCGTGCCGCGCAATTCATCATGCACTGCACGAGCAACTTCTTGCGGCGATTGACCAGGCGCTGCATGGATCTCGATATTGCCAACGGTTTGATTGACCGTGGTGCCACGAGAGCCCATCTCAGCTTTAGCAATCACATCTGCGCCGCGAGAAGCTGGAACATCGAGCTCTGAACGAGCCTGATTTACTCGGCCTCGATTCCTCTCTCTACGCTCCTCGAGACGAGCATCCAAATCACGCTGTCGCCACGAGTCAACATTTGGTCGAACGACGTTAGATTTTACTGGCTGAACGACTCTTTGCTCAGGCGCTTTCTCCTCATCGTCACTCTCCCAAAACTTGAGCTTTCCAACCCAACCCTTAACTGTGTCGATCGTGCCTTTAATCGACTCAATTCGGCTGCTTATGATATTACCGATACCATCAAACAATCCGCTAAAAAAGCTTGTGATTGGCTCCCAGTTGTTCACAATCATGCCAAGGGGCGTCCAGCTGAATGCCGTTTTGATGCCGTCCCACACGCTAGTGAATAGCTCACCAACCCACGGCAGATTTCCCCCAAACCACGCCGTGATTTTGCCCCAGTTTTGGTAAAGCAGAATCCCGCCCGTCACCAGCGCACCAACAGCCGCTGCAACAAGCCCGATAGGGTTAGCGGCCATAACAACATTGAGCCCCGCCATGCCAACTTTGGCCGCACCGAGCATCTTGATCATGCTTAGGCCAGTGCTCACAACACCAGCAATACCGACAACTAACTTGCCCGCGAGCATGCCAGCCACCACCGCGCCTACCGTTTCCCATCCGCCAAACGTCTGCACGACTGAGTTAACGGTTTTTCCTAGCTCCCAAACCACATTGACCGCATCGCCTGCAGTGGTGATCAACCCCTTGATAGTGACCACGATTTCGTCTTTATGCTCACGCACGAAGCCTGCGATCGAATCCCCTAGATCATCGATCTCGCCCGCGAGCTCACCACCAACGATGCCGCTGATTTCTTGCCAACTGGACGTAACGACGGTCTTTAGGTTTTTAAACGCATATCCGTACTTTTGCGCACCGGCACCGCCTTCATTAGTTAGCTGATTGAGGTCACGCTGACGCTCTAGCAACTCATCAATCGATTTACCCGTGTTACGGATATACATCGATATTTTATTGCCTTCACCGCCGAACAGCATGTCGGCCAATGATGCCGCTTGCTGCTTATCGCCTACCTGCTGCAGTCTGTTCATAATGAACTCAAACTGATCAGCGGTTTCCATACCGTCCATCATTGCCTGGTCGATACCCAGAGCACCGAACACATCCGCTACAGACGACTGCTCACCCAGCGCTTTAAACTCACCGAATTTATTGCTGAGCTCTTCGACCATGTCGCCGACAGTGTCCATTTCTAGACCCGCCTGCTTAGCCACACCGCCCCAAGCAGCAAACTGCTCGACGTTCATGTCGTATGCTTGAGCCAACCCGACCATTTCAGCCGTGTTTTCATTTGTCATGGTCATCAAGCCACCCAGCGTGGCAACCAAACCACCAACGGCAGCACTAGCATAAGCCGCACCGGCACCGATCGTGCGGAACGTACTGCCAAGCTTGCCCGCTTTGGATAAACCATCGGCGTTTCTCTTGGCGTCTTTTAACTCACCACTGACATCATTCAAGCGGCCTGACAGCTCGCCAGCGTCCTGAATGTTGTCACGGATTCCTTTGGCCTCTTTTGCGTACTGCTTCTGGGCTTTTTCGTTCGACTTGATCTCAGTCGTGATGCGGTCACGCTTCTTGCGTTCATCATCAAGCGTGGCATTTAGCTGCTCACGCTCAGCTGTCAGTCGCTGCACTTCTGTGGGATCGTCTGTGCTTTCAAGCGCTTTATCTAATCGACGAATAGCACTGGTTTGACCATTAATCGTGCGAGTAAGGTTTTGACGCTCAGAGCCTAGCCGCTGAACGTTTTGCAGGCTCTCGGCTTGCATCTGATCGAGCTTGTCTGCATCCGCAGCCGCTTTAGTGGACTTCTCGATCGAGCGAGTAAGATTGTTTTGCTCACGCTCTAGGTCTTTGACTGTGCGTGTCGCTTGCCCCATCGTTTTCTCAAACGTAGAGCCAATTTTTTGAAATGAGCTATCGACTGTGCCGCCCAGCTGGACGACTGTTTTTAGGTTTTGTCCAACCATCACGCGCCCTCTTTCTTAGGTAGGCACTCTAAGAACTCGATAAAAACCGAAACTGGAAGATCCAACATTTCACAGATCGACCAGCCAGTGTGACTGGCCAGTGCGATCATTCCCCGCTGGAGGTCTCGCTCTCTGATTTCGATTTCTTGCGAAAACCCACAACCACCTCGGTTAGAGCGTCAAAGTCGCTCATATCCAAGTTATAAAGGTCATCTTCATCAAGACCAGTCAGATGCGTAATCATGCAGATTTCTTTATCTGTAGTGGTTTCTTTTTTGTCAGCGATCATATTGTCGCGCAATGTTGGGCGACGGACTGTTAACGTGTTCGTTTCATTACCATTGACCATGATCGGAAACTCAAGCTTCAGCTCAACGGTTTTATTCGGGTAAGACATAACAACTCCAAGAAATAAAAAAGGGCCACATCAGCGACCCAAAAACAGGAAATACAACAGAAAGGAAAGTGGGACTATTACAGCCCCATTGCCGCCTTAATGCCAGCCAGCTGATCCGTCCCATCAAGCTTACGGATGCCGTTGACCGGTTCGATCTCGATCAGCGTCTGACCGTCATACTCGACCTTGTAATAGTCGAGCTTCATCGTGTGTGCCTGCGCTCGATCACGCTGAGAACCAGTACCCTGCTCGCCACGGTCGATACTGGTGATCATGCCGCCCAGCGTTTCTACCAACTCTTTCACTTCACCTTGGCGATTGTCGTAAGTGGTACGCGCACTCACTCGCAGCGAACCTCCAGAGCGAAAACCAAACAGTACCAACGTGGTTGGATCAATACCCGCAATTGAAAACGACGCCTCAAGCGGATCCATACCATCATCGATCGGCACGGGCATATCCATATCACCCGACTCAAAGTCCGTTGTTCGAACATTGATAACCGGCGGCGTGTAGCTAGTCGCATTACCGGCCTTGCCAATACCATCCACCCAGATCGCCCAGCGGCGTAACATGTTATCTGCAGCCATTATGCGAATACCTCTTCTAAGTAACCCTGCTCAAGCCGAGAGCGGAAAATAATGTGCTCGGCAATGCCTGGAGGACAAAAATCGAAATCAAAGTAAACAACGCCCTTTGCCAGCGTTGCGGAAGAATTAATGGAGATGTCAGCCCAACAGCGTCCGCCGATCAATGCCCCTAGAGCGATCAGCTCTCGCATATAGGCATTAACGCCCTCAACCACATCATAGACGTAAGTCTTACCAACACTTGCATCGACTGCCCACAAATGGGCGCGCTGTACTGAATCATTCAGTATGTCAGCTGTTCGACGAACATACTCAAACGCCCACTTTGGGTCAGTGGAACAAGTGCGGTTGCCCCAGTATTTGTAGCCGCCTTCATTGATCACGGTGCTGACTTTGTTTTCATTCAGCATATTTGCGGTGGTGTTTGGATCGTCCAGCGCCCAGTCGACTGGCTGATACGTACCGACAATGCCAAAAATCTCTTGGTTAGATTTGGACCACCAAAAACCTTTATCAGCATCGATACGAGCACGCAGACCAGCAGCACGACCAGACAGCGGGCGAGCCACGTTTTTAGCCAGGTCGGTATCAAACACCTTGACCCAAGGCCAAGAGATTTCAACACGGCGGCCGTAGTTACGCGCGCGCTTCATTGCGTCTGTATAAGTGGCTGTCATTTCGCAGTCTAAGTATGCGATCGCACGCAAACGTTCTGCTTTCGCAGACATTTCCGCAGCTACGCCATCAAATTGAGAGAACTCTGGGGCGATCAAAATACGAGGCTGATAGCCTGTCTCCGTCTTAGCCGCTAGCCAGCCGTCCATACCCAAAATCACGTTGGCTTGAGTTTCCGCTGAGTCAGCTCCCTCATCCACGCGCACCACGATCACCAACGCACCTGTTTGATCAAAGATATCGTCAAATGCTTTGGCTAACGTGCCAGAGGAGCCGAGCTGATCGACCACACTTTGATCACCAGCCACAGCCACCGGCACACCTAATGGGAACGGCTCATCTGCACCGCCTGCAAGGAACGTCTGAGACAGCGGCACCACTTCACCTGTGCCGTCACCCAGCACAGTCGCGGCCACCAGAGTGATGGTATCCAATGCTAAATCCACATCGTTCGCCGTAGAGCGAATTGCGCCCTCGGCATCTGTGCCGAGCGTTACCGTGATCTTAGAGCCATCCTCTACAGCAGAGATCGCCACATTAGGCGCACCAGGATCAACCAACTCAATACTGCAGGCATTACCTTCCATGCCTGCAGTCACAGCCGTGATCACCAAGCCATCATTTAAAATGGCTGAACCGATCGTTACCGTTGCCGCTGTTGCACCGGCGGCATTTGGAGCCGTACCAACCAGACCAATCACGGCCGATCGCACGGTTTGAATGGAGCGCGAGCCATTATCGACCTCGATAACCTCCACGCCATGTAAAAATGTTGTTCCCGCCATTTAGTCACCTTTAGATACTAAAAAGCCCCGCAGATGCGAGGCTTAGGCACAAAAAAAACCGCTTCGCGGCCATGATCAGTTAATTAAAAAGTCTTGCGGGCCGAGTCGATCGACCGCCTTTACATACAATGGCCGAAGCGGCCATTTATCCCGTTTTAGAATGTCGTCAAATATCTGCACGACAGACTGCTTCGAAATAAAAATTTGATACCGAAACTGACAGAACACGTCATGCACTAAACTCGCAAAATACGTCCACGGTTTACCCAGACGCAAAATGCCGTTTGGCACTCCAATCGAAAACAGCCCTGCAACGTGGTAGCGTGGCGTACAACCGTCCCAAGCGTAGCGGCAAGCGATCGTCATTTGTCCCTTGCTGATCGTCACCCACTCGTTTTCAAAATCAACACCTTTAAGCAATGGATGCTCAAAAGTATAGGGCTGGTCAAGACAGTAAAGCCAAGCTTTTTTAATCACTGCAATTCACCCGACAAAATTTGAGTCTTACGATCTGCAACACTGACACCCGCCAGAATGCCGCCTTCCAAACCTTCGAGATACGTTAGACAATACTCAACGCCTTGTTGAGTAGAGTTAAGCGCAAGATCGACCGTTTCCGCACCGTCCAAAATATCAAAAAAGTCATCAATTATCGGATCATCCACGCGCGATTGCTTTAATTTCACACGCTCTTTCGATGTCCACAGCAACATAAATGCCGTGACGCTAACCGTGGGGGCTTTTGACTCAACCACTACAGGAGCAACTTCAATCGGAGCACTCCATTCGCCATCACTCAACACCCAGCCACGTTTTACATCATCAGGTACAGGCTGAAACTCAGACGCTATTTGCGGGTGATACTTAGCATCAGGATCGGCGGACACATCGACCGCCACATTGTTAATAATTCGCGCATAGTTAGACATAATTACCACTCCACAATTACCAAACCATCGCCGCCTTTGGCCTCGGACCCTCCAGCACCGCCACCGGGAAACCCTCCAGAACCGGCACCGTAATTAGACCCGCCGCCGCCACCTCCATTAATCCCTGCACAACTAACCCCACTGGTTCCACCACCAACACCACCACCGCCGGTACCAATATAATCAATATAATCAATCAGGCCCGCTGTTGCTGCATCGTTCATCGTCGCCCCAGAGCCACTAAAACCAGTGCCGCCATTGCCATATGACGCACTATACTGGCCACCGCCACCGCCAGAGGCAGCACTCTCTCCAGATTGATAACCACCGCCATCACCGCCATCGCCGCCATCGCCCATCAGACTAGCAACGCCACCGCCACCGCCAAAATATGAGCTGCTATAGTTACCACCACGCCCACCAGTCGTGTTAATATCTCCGCCAACACCAACACCGCCGTTGCCGCCAGCTGTACCCGTCGGACCCTGACCTCCAGTAGCAGAAAAATAGGCACCGAAGGACGAAGAACTGCCGGACATGCCACCATCTTTACCACCCTCACCTACTGTTACCTCTATTATTTCACCCGGCGTTACAGAGCATGTTTTTATCGAAAAACCACCCCCACCACCAGACCCCATACCAGATCCAGATCCCGCTCCTGCGCCCCATTGCCGCACTCTTAAAGAATAGATATTCTCGGGCACAACAAACGTCATAGTTTTAGCAATAATCATCATTTGACCATTGCCAAACCCCACAGATAATGGACTAACTGATCCCAATGAATCTAAAGAGCCATTCAATAAACGTCCCATTTAGACCCCCTGCTCAAAACCATTTACACGCACTGAACAATTGGCCGTGCTAGATCGCACAAATACCTGCTCACCCGCACTACACACCAACCCCGTTCGCTCAAAAACCCCACCAGCTACCGGTATCGTGGCGTCATACTCAATGTAATCAGCAGCGGCGGGCGACACTGCATCCGTGATCGCCACACGAAATTTCGCACTGTCCGTTCCACGATTGACGATCAAAACACTCAATGTGGTAACCGTGTTGGCTGGCACGGTATAAATCTCCGTGTCTGTGTCCGCGACCAATGCCGCTTTACCTAATAATCCGCTCATTACGCATTACCCATATAAAAATTAAGCGCCCAATTTGATCGCTTATTTTGTTCAACACTTGCTTTTACACCAGTGGGCGTAACAGACAATGAATTACTTTGACCTGCAACAGCTTCTTCGGTGGTTGCCAGTCGAGCAAAGCCCAGATCGGTTTCTGTCGCTTGCGGGTGATCTCGCCCTTGCGCGTGCGCCGAGAGTGAGTCACTGACAAACTTTTCTGTCACTTGGTTTTGCGGATCGATCACAATTGAGACATTGGCATCTGCACCGACGTTGATCCACATCGTGACCTCAATTTCGCGCGCATCGGGATCAGTAACGGCGGGCTTTTCGGTTTCAGGAAATGACCCGATTGCGATCAAGTCGCCATCGTTATCAAATACACCTATTTCACGGATCGTATAGCCGCCCGAATCGAGCGGGATCACTACCGTCACACCAATCCAATTTTCGTTTGATTCGTGTGTTGCTATACCCCCACTTGGGATCACAAAGCGGGCCTCTTCATTGACCAATGCAGTCATGGCCGACGTGTTTTCATCAAACACAACAACACCAGAACCGACAGCAACTTCGTACAATTCCAGCGGATCGGACGCAACCGATCCAGCTAGCTTGGTTTGCCCAATCAGCGTTACTTTTGTTGACATAGTTACTCCACTGGATAGATTTGAATTTTGTCACGCACGGACAGCATAGCGGTCATAAAGACCCCAGCGCTTTGCTCATGCGTTAATCGAAAATGTGTTAAATGCGAGCGGGCGTTTTTAGACGCTGCCACAACTCGCTTAACTTCCGTCAACTTGCTCTCAGATATCCCGCTTTCAGGTATTACGACATCTGCTCGAAATGTAAACGGCACAGCAGACTCTTGCTGCCACCACTCAACTAAATTTATGTCGATACTGACACTGGCAATGGCTCGCCTAACAGCACCCACAGCCCCCTTCACTTTGTGAACTGATGGACTGCTTTGAATGACTGATCGCTTAGTCTCAACTGACCAATCACTAGACCATTCATCAACGGATAACGCCCAAGCGAGCCACGGCAAGGTGTTTTCGGGTGCGTTTTCCGCACTCCAAAGCGTGTCAATTGGAATAGGGATTTGATCAGAGCGCGACAAGACCTTCTCAACGGCCAGCTCCAGATCCGTGGCGTTAGGTGGTAATAATGAGTCACTCATTAGCATCACCATCAGCGATATTAATCGCCGTACAATAAGCCGCCTGACGTTTTGTGCATTCGATCGGAGCGACGGGAGACCTTAAATCCACTCGCTTAACACCTGTTCGATGCAAGGATGCATAAATAGCCGATATCTCGATGCTTTTTCCGTTTTGATGCTGCTCCGACACATAGCTTTGTACCGCCGATATCGCCTCCGCCAAAACTACTGTTTTATCTGGGCCGTCATAAAAATATAAGTCTGCATCAATTTGATACTCCAAAATCTCTACAGACCTCACAACTGGAATATCGGTAACAGGTCTCACATCCTCATGCTCAAGATGACTATCAACCACATTAACCAAATCGGTTGATGCAACACCATTACCATCCCGAGAAAGCAGATTAACCGCTACATTCCCAGGCTGCGGATCAACTAACCCAACATCATCCAGCACCTTCAAAACGATAACATCAGGAGCCAACTGAGCTTGTAGCTCTGCGCTTAAATCAGCATACCCGAACTTTGGAGCCTCAATAGAAACCCCTTTTACAAAGCTAGAAGCGGATAATGCATGAAAAATATACGCCCCCTCTGGCCCAGCAGTACTAAACCCCTCAAGTGCAAGCTGGCCACGAAATCTCAATTGCTCATCGGTCTCGCCATCCAGACGCTCCACACCAAATCTAGCAACCTCATGATCGAGGGTAGTTCCAGATGCATAAGCCAGCATCGTTTGCTTAGCTGCTTCATTGACTCGCTGGCGAATAATCAGCTCTCGATATGCGCTGATCTCAAGCAGCTTGACGATTGGCTCTGATGGCATATCCCATTCACGAGTGCCAAGCTCAACCGCCAGTGCAGTTTTCATTTCTTCTAAAATCGTGTCGTAAGAAAGTACCTCAACGACACTTGGGGCAGATAGTTGACTGAGATCGATGGATGTAAATTCGCTCATCGTATTTCTATCCCCTCAAGCGCGATCGGCTGGCCATCGACCAGCTGAACGCCATAAATTGTGACCGTGATGTGGCCGACTTGGACCGCATTCACTTCGACTTTTTTCACTTTGATGCGCGGCTCCCACTTCGCCAGCGCATCCGCCGTGGCACCGATAATGTCTGCGATCGTTCCAGCATTGGTGGGCGCATCGATCAACTCAAACAAGCGTGAGCCGTATTCGCGCTGCATTACCCGCGAGCCAATCGGCGTAGTCAAAATGTCACGCACACTTTGTCGCAGGTGAGCCAGACCACTAAGGCTGGCACCTGTGATTGCATTCATTCCGGACATATTGACCTACTATGTGACTTTGTAAGCGCCTGCTGAGCTGCCGCCAGTGACTGGCACCTCAGCGTTTTGAGTGATGTGAGTGACGATGCCCTCAGCGAAGGCCAGCCACCATTGATGTCCTGCGGATTTTTCCGCCACGGGATCAAACCCGCGCGCGGCCATTGCTGATTCAATATCTTGCGCTAGTTTCTCTGGATCTAGTGCCATGCTATTTCCCCGCTGTCACTGTTGATGAGCAGTCACCGTGCGGTTTACCTGTCACCATGCAAATATGAGCACCGGTGACCACGCCTGTGCCACCATTTAGCTTGATTTGGGAGCCATCGGCTGTGATCGTGCTGCCAGCCGTGATCTTGATCGTTTGATCTGCATTGACCGTGGCCTTTTTGCACTGCACGCTGATCTTATCGTCTGCTTCAAGATGCACTGAGCCAACAACATCAACTGTCAATTTGTGCGCCTCACGATCGTATGTGACTGTTGTACCGTCTTCATAACGAGTGACGTGTGTTGTTGCTTTGTTATCCGGCAATGACATTTCGATACTGGGGAACGATGGCAACACCACGCCTGCGGACATTTCGCCCGACTCGGATAATATCAGCACAGGCTCACCGACTTTGATCGGCTCCCAAGTGGCCGCATGACCAACGCGGCCCGCGACCCATGGCAACCAACCACTTATCACGTCTTTTTTGTATTCGACTTTTACAAGCGGCGGATTGGACTCAAAATCCACGCTGTGGATCGTGCCACGGCGGATCATGTTGGCTAAACGCCGCTGCAGATCTCTAACGATAAAATCTATCTCGCTCATGTCAGCTCCACATATTCGCCAGGATCCTCATCAGTTCGACAAACTGTTTCGCGTAAAAAAATACCCGTCGGCTGGAAATCTGGTACCGCATCAAACTGATCGACACCTATGTCGATTTCTTGTTTAAAATCCACCGACCAAACTACGTACTGCTCAAGGTCTGGATCAAACGCAAACGGCTGAGCAGAGATAAAACGCGCAGGCTCAGCATCCAACCCAAAGTTCTGATCATCAATAAAAAGCGAGGCTCCCATTGCACGGTTACGCACATCATTTTGAGAGACTGTGCCGTCTTGGCCAAAGACTATTAGCAACTGGCAGTTAAGATCGACGGTTAACTCACCCGTCATGCGCTGCTCTTCCGCGCGCTCCCAATCCAACACCCCAAAGAACGCGCAAGGCGCCTGAATACTGCCAAACTCATCTGGGTACTCTTCGATCGAATGAAGAGTGCCATTGAATTTCTCAGTCAAATGAGAGATCACGGCTTGAGCGTGTTCATTTAAATTAATACCCACTGCTAACCACCCCTTTCCAATCTAGCCTTCTTGTCTGCCGCTTTCTCACGGCCAGTCCACCAGTCAACCTTCATAAGCCCAGTCTTAACTCGTCCCTTTAAGTCGATTTCAAAGTGGTGCATAAACACATCAGGAAGCATGCTCAACACCTCATCGCTGAGCTTTTTAGATATGCTGTCCGGTATTGGTATTCTCGCAGCGCGAATGCCTTTTGAGTCGCGCTCATAAAGGTACTTTTTACCTTCTCGCTCAAAAATAAACCCTCGATCATAACGATGCTTTCCAAGCTTGCTTGATGAAAATGAAGCGCCTGCATTGCGCTTGGCAATCATTCGCCCCTTCACCCACTGAACGGAAATATCGTTAAGACCAGTCCAAAGCTTTAGATCTCCAACCTGCCCTTTTTTAGCTCGTCTCAATCTAAAGGACTGAATTCGACGCTGTAAGCGCTTTGCAGATTTAGCCCCAAGCTCATCTGAAAGAAGCTTTCTAGAATGCTTCATCATTGTTGTTTGCGTTCTAGAAAGCGCCCTATTGAACGCTGCCAGCATTTGGGTTTCCGTGGCTTCAAGAACAGAAGAGATCGCGGCGACCTCTTCTAAATCAATATTGAACGTCAGGGAGTCTTTGCTGCTCATTTGCTTTACCCAAAATAAACTTGGTCATTCCGGTACCGTCACGATGTGGCGGTGCAACGACTTTCCAACGCTTGCCAATGACAATCAGCTCTGATTTGTAATCAATGCCTTCTGCATCTTCATCGCGGATAAACACATAACCTTGCGACGCGACAACATGACCGCCGGACTTGAGAGAACCGCCGATCGCTGGGTCTTCAAAGATCCCCATCACGATGGCATTGCCAGGCAATATCGTGACTTCATCGGCAAATTCAGCCATAAGAGCGGCGTCCATAGACGCCACCTCTTCTCGCCAACTCATTTAGAGTCGCCTTTTCCACCATCATCAGTGGCATCAGCAGCTTTGGCGGCAGTAGCCGGCTCAAGCTTGCCTTGCGATACCAGCGCACGCGCTTCAGCTTTGGTTAAGCGTTCGCCAATGCTGATTTGGCTTTTCTCTTTCACCAGCTTGCCCCCCGCACGAAAGGCTTTAAGCACTTTAAATTTGATCACTTCGGACATGGTTTGTTTCTCCAGAAACGCAAAAAGCCGCTGTATGCGGCTCTTTTGCTAGGGTGAGTTTAGGTTAACGGGTTAGGCTACTGGCTTTTTACCAAGACAGAATGCCGCTGCATGACGCACCGCCACATCAGCATCTTGGAAAGCAACCACACGCAAGCGGCCTTTGCTTGAGTGAGTGTAAGGGTCGATCGTAAGATCCAAGCCGCCCCACAAACCAATAAGAAGCTCAGACCAAACACCAAACCAGTAATCACCCGTCGTGATCTGGTTAGAAATGTTGGTACCGTAACCGTTGACGGTGTTGCCGCCTTCCCAAATCGGGTTACCGTTCGTACCAGTAAACTTCTGAGTTGTTTTTAGGTGACCACGGCCAGCCGCGTTCATCATGTACGCCATTGAGCCCACGTCTGCGTTATCAGACATGATCTCGGTTTCCATTTGCACAACTTCGTTGTACGTCGGGTTAACCGCCGCAAAATCAACACCGTTCACACCAGTGATGTTCGCCAAACCTGTTGGCTGATCGCCGCCAGCACCGTAAAGCGCTGCTTTATCGATCGTCAATGCCAGCGCTGTGGCAATGTCACGACGCGCCAGCATTTCAACGTCAGTCGATGACTGCTGAAGCATCTTACGAGTCATTTCAACCATGGCCGCACAAGTACGGTTCTGCAATGAACGCTCGCCAAATGTTAGATCGCTAAGCGTTGCATCAACGTCTTCACCTAGCCAGTAACCAGTCGCACCGCCTTCTTGAGTTGGGATCGATAGATCGCCCACCAAGCCAGTCAAGGTAGTGGCGTAGTTCATCACCGCTGACTTGTTGTACAGCATGTCAATGAATGAACCAGACGCCAAAGTCGTATCGATCAAGCCACCGCCAGTGCCAGTGGTTGCGATCGGCGCCGCACGCAATACATCGTTAGGAACGATAATGCCCTGCGCTTCACGCTTCATCTTGCCTGCGGCGGTTTCTGACGCTTCAAGCTCAAATGCTGCTTCACGACGGTAACGCTCGTTGTTTGGGTTCGCCAAGTAACGCAACACATTCAAAAACGAGTAGTTACGAACTTCGCTTTCGCTCATGCCGATATCTGGTGAGTCTGCTGCCGTCGGTGTTGCAGAGCGCTTGCCAGCACCACCGCCATTTTCTTTGCCAGCATCCAGCAAAGCACGCTGATAATCCGCAGCGTTTTTAGATTTGTCACGAAGGAAAGGATGTACGCTGACGCCACGGTGGCCGTATTGCTCTGCTAAATCAAGCAGCTCACGTACACGCTGTTGCTCTTGTTCTTGGCCTGCTGAACGCTCTTCGCTAGATTCTTCTAGCACTTCCAAGACTTCAACAATTGCGCCTTTGTCATCGACTTTTGCTCGCACCAAACGGCCGCTCGCATCACGTAAAACTTTTTCATTCATAGTAGGATTGCTCCGGTTTTCGGTTTCTGGTTCTGCGGCATTGAGCACGCCAATTTCACGCAGTTGTTTTTCATACTGGTCATGGACCATGCCACGACCGACACCCACAGATGGATCTGCAGGCACTGTGACAAAGGAGATTTCAAACGGCTCCCAGTCAGTAATTCGATAAGTGCGCACGTCATCACGCTCACTTTCCAACTCCATGGCGTGAACGATGTAACCCACTGAAATGTGTGTGCGGATACCAGACTTAACGTCTTGCCAAATTTCTTCAGCGCGCTCACTGGTACCAAAGCGAACAATCGCTTTTCCTTTACCCCCTTCAATGCGGGCTGATTCGATCACACCCACTAAATCATCCCAGTCATGGTTAACCAGAGCAGAAGCATTGGACTCAAAGCGAGTCATGCGCACTGCACCGGACTTGTGACTTAGGATCTCCATGCCAAACCAACGTTCGACTGGGTATTCACTTGAGAAAGACAGCTCGACCGTCCGAGCCTCTTCATCTACGGTACCGACTTTAAAACTTCGGTACTGTGGCTGAGCTTGGGCATCACGCAAGACCTCTTGCAGTGAGCCTTTATTCTTCTTGGCCATCTTCTTCTCCATCGCTAGGCGCTATGGCTGATAGCCCTAGAATCCGAAAGATAAAATTGTCAGGAATCCCCTTAGCTCGCATCGCGGCAATATCATCCGCATAAGCCTGCCAAACCGCATCTGGGTCGCGGCCTGACTCGCGGATCGCCTCGCTTGGAGACTTGCGGCCATTCGATTGCGCTTCAGAGATCGCTTTTTCCTCTTTGAGAGGGTCTACCCACTCCCAGCGGCGTGGTTGCCACTCAACATCAAGGAACTTTTCATAACGGCTTGCATTCAGTGCATTGCCTGTTGGCAACACGATCTTGCCTGACAATAGAGAGTGTTCGAGCCAACGCTCGTAGATTGGGCGGCAAAAGGCTTCAATGAACCATTCTTGTAGATCTTTCCAGCCGTCACGTTCATCAAGCTTGCCTTGGCGAATGGAACTGAAGTTCACACCTTCCAAGTCATTGGCTATAGAGTTATAAGCCACACCCCAGCCAGAAGCCGTTCCGCGTAATTGCGATTTTATGAAAGACGCTGTCTCAGCCGATGGAAAGTCAGGGGAGTAATCAACTGGCTCATAGCCAGGCGGTAACACCACCACTGAGTTAGGTTCCAAATCAAATTCTGGCTCCTCTTCATCTTCATCCGCTTCATACACATCAGGGTCAGCTTTAAGCACCATGGTTTTGCTGGCACCCGCACGAGCATTGACCACCGAGGCTTCCTCGAAACCCGCAACGTTTTTCATGCGGGTCAGTGAGCTGTGCGTCCATGGCAAGCCACGGAACTGTTCAGCCTGCTCCATATCGTAAATATGCAGCATGTCCTCAGCTGGGACTCGCTCAAACTCTTTGCCGTTATGCTTAAATGGGTCCGCTAATACACCGGCTTTGGTTTCAACCAAATACGAAACCGGACGACCATAAGGCGTCATTTCAATGCCATGACGAATCACGTTTCCGTTGCGCAGGCGCGTATCATTAACACCCACTGGAACACGTAGCGAATCAATAACCTGTAACGAAAACCCCCATGGGCCAGCCGCGTCACCTTCTACTATTCGGATAAAGGCTTCACCGGAACCAACCGCCATATTTATGGCAACTCGACCAAGGCGAACATAATCAAGACGCCCATCAACTGAGCAATTTTGACGACGACACCATTTTTTATACGCTCGCTCGATTGCTTCATTCGCAACCGCATCCAGTGAACCAGAAGGATCTTTGCCGCGAACCTGCAACTGGATACCTTTTGAACCCCAGACGTTCTTTCGTACTTCACGGACAAATCCGCGGGCGTAGTCATTGTTAGAAACTTGCTCTCGAGAGCGAGCAACCAATGAAAGTAGCTTGCGATCGATCACCTGACCAACTGGAACCGCTGTGGCATCCCACCCGCTGTTGTTGTGGTCATACTCGCTGGCACTAAAAAGCCCACGAGATTGTGTACTTTTCAATTTAAACAGTGGCGATCGGCGGCTCTTTTTACCGCTTTCGGGCTGTGGCGGCTTGGAGCGTTTAAATGGATTCCAACTCATCGCATCCTCACCTTACTAACTTTGAATAGAGATTGTTTCGCCTTCTTGCGCCGCTCAATCATGACTCGGCGCTGATACATTTGTTCGAGTTGCATCAATTCGCTGAGCGGTGTTTTTTCTAGGCTTCGCCCATTAAAGGCTAGCTTTAGCTGATCAGAACTGGCACGACGCTCAAGGGTGGCCTGCACCGCTTCGAGCATTCGTTCGTTGTTAGATCGATCATCCAGCACAGCAAGCGCCGCGACATCTGGGTTAATGGCGATAAAGCCATGCCAGGGCTGATGGACATCATCATCTTTGTTTACACGTAGTACCGCAGTATATTCCCCTGCCGCCCACTCAGTTGTTACTGATGGAGCCACTGAGAATAGATAATCATCATCCACTGCGCTTGATGTGATATCGATCGCACCGTTCTGGTTGCGTAAATGCAAAGTCGCTACGCATTGGCTTGCTGGAAAATCTTGCAAAGACAATACAAACGACACCGATAGTCCCGCTGTTAGTTCTTTTGGTATTACCATGACTTCGCAAAGTTCCCCGATTTACGCGCTATCCGCTTTTTACGTTTGCGCTTTACTAATTTTGGTTCTTCTTCCTGATCCTCTTCCTGCACTTCTGGATCCTCTGACTGTTCTTGGTCGCTTTCTTGTTGCGCCTTTCCTTTTCGGTCTAGCTTGAGCATTTTTGCGACCATAAAGTTCATCCCCTCACAGTCAAGGAAGTGGTTGTTTTTACTGATGCGCTGGTACACACCTTTGTTTTCGTCAAACTCTTCGGCAACGATCTGCTTACAGTAGTCGGGCGTTACGTTGCTAGGTAGCAACCAATCACCCACTGTCTCGCGTTCCCAGCGCACACGGCTATGAACCCATGCCTTAGCAGTGGTGGTGTTGAAGTTCCAACGCTTATCACCGCGCTTGCGGACTTTACCGTTTTTATCGACTTCCACTCGAACCATGCCGAATGGCTTATCCATCTTTTGTAGACCCATCAGCGCACGAGCACGAGTCTTGTATTTACGCACCCACGCATAAACTTCTTCATCACGGTAACCAGCATCCACGCCAATCATTTTGATGCTTAGGCCGTTCCACTCTTGCTCCATGAGTTCGTCTAGCTCTTGCCAGACTTCTGGCTTGTCGGTGTCACCCCACAATTCGCCAAATTCAATTAGGCGAGAAGACAGGCCATCCATCCAGCCGCGCACAACATAAACCAATCGGTTCTTTTGTACGTCCACGGTGGCGATAAGTGTATGAACACCCTCCGGAACATCACCCGCAGCGTACTCACTACGCAGTGCAAACACCTCTTCCCATTCTGGAACATCGCCAACCATGGCGAACACTTCACCAAAGCCAGTGTTGTAAACAGAAAGCAGATCGTCAGGATTGCCGGATTCTTTGGCCTCAACCAATTTACGAGCGAGATAGCCATAGCTTTTCTTACCAGAGAAGCTACAAAGACCGCTTACCCAAATAGAAAAGTGGTTGTTTTGCTCGCTGGGGATCACATAGCTGTGAAATGGAATGGCGAACTCTTCACCGTCTTGGGTCAAGATAGCCTGATCATCAGCAAGCTTGGCTGATTGACCAGGTGCGATCGCAATACCTTTCGCGTTCATTCGTGGACGGTCGCCATCATCAATGGCCGATCCACAGTGAAAGCAAATCAGTTTTGCTTCTTTTGACGCGGTTACAGGCGAACACTCTTCATTAGAGTCTTTGCCAGGCCACCAAAGTAGATGGCTACGCGGGATAAAATATTCGTTGCAGTGCGGGCATGGTACCGCCCACTCATGCTTTGTGCCTTTTTGCCATTGCAACCAGATCGGTGAGCTGATTTTACCTTTGAGCGCAACCGCCCAATGCTCCAAACCTGTATCTGGATGAATGTAGGTAGACACCGAGCCATGTGTCGGTGTTGAAGTTAAGCCTAGCTTTGAGTCGGTGTAAGCATCACCACGCGCCTCTGCCACTTCGGCAAGTGTACCCTCGCCCGTTGAGTTTTCATCGGGGCGATCTAATTCGTCCACCAAAGTTAAGACGGCTGAGTCAGACGCCATCTCGGTTGCAGATCCAGCCCAAGCAAAACGAAGCGATACACCTGCAACGCGCTTTTTGTGCTTTGGGCTTTTCTGGTCGAACTTACGCCATAAGCTGTCACACTGCTGGAACATCTCAACGACCTTCGGTTCTACCACGTTATTTATGTTGGACTCAGTTGGTCCAACGTAGATAACCGGAGCAGGATGATCGTCAAGCTTCCAACCAATCACGTTTTGCATGGTAGCAGACTTACCCATCTGCGTTCCCATCACAAAAGTGATCTTGCTAAAACTAGGTTCTGTGAACGCAATACAGACCGGAATCATGTATGGCGTTCTTAATGTACTGAAATTGCCCGGTATTGGAGAACCAGGCGGCATGCGTCTATGACTCGTCGCCCAATCCGCTGGCGTCCTCATCGGCGGTGCTTGAACCATGTTCGCCGCGTCGAGCACGATACTCAGAAACAAACTCTCGGAGCCTGTCAGCGGTGGCAGCTCGAACCCGTCGGGTTTCGGTGTCGATGATGTGCTTACACTTGGCTGGTTCATCAACAGGTGCAACCTCAGGAGCTAATCGAGCGCCCAGTCCATCACACTCATGCCCAAACAGGGTGCTAATCTCAAATAGGAACTGCGCTGCATCTTGGATATCAATGACTGACATTTCAGCTTTGGCCGCTTCCACGTCTGCTTTGCGTCGCTTGGCCTTGGTGAGTAACAAATCCTCACTGTCTTTTGTGCCAGCTTTGGGTGCGTTGGGGTCAATCTCACCGACCTGAAGTCTTACCTCACGTTCGATGATCCACTTGACCGCCTTCGCGGTATCAATTTTAAGAGCTTTACCTTTTCCGCCACCACTCTCAGTGGGCATTCCTTCCTTCACAAACTCACCGATCCAGCGTTCTGAATAGCCAACAATCGCGGCAAACTCTTTTTTGTTTACCAACGCCATAATCGACCTCTAAGAAAGGAACTAACTACACAGATAGAAAGGAAGCACTTTCCCACATCAGACAAGCCACTTCCTTTCTCACGAAAATGGCTCAGCACCAGAAAAATCAACGGATTGCGAGGACGGTTCCTTTCTAACCGGAAAAGAAGAAAGGACTAGATTCTTCCTTTCTCAACGTCGCGGGAATGGCGATGTCGGGACCCATCCGCTTTCTAACGCCCCAGAAGGACCCAAACTCTAAAATCAGGGTGTTTTTTACTCTTCTAAGGCTGCTTTCAGCTCGCCAACGATCTTGTCATCAAGCTTGTTCGTAGACTTAGCCGCCAAATGCTCAGCGATGTAGATCACCAACTTTGTTAGCACCTTCTCAGTGAACGCTTTGGTGACGATGTACTTGAGTGTACCGAGTAGAATCTTGCTCATTTGAATTGCTCCTGGTCTAACCCGTACAACTCAAACGGGAAATTATGAATGAACTCGCTCACCGTGCCTGCACCGTGAACCGTGTTGTAGTGATCTTTCCAATACTGCGCTAATGCCTTGATATCACTGGCTTTCGGCAATGCTTGTGGCTTGCGATAGTAGTAGATTCGACACATTGCAATGGCATAGCGTAGGTTCCAGATCAACGCTTGATGATCCGGCCAGCCACACTCGTCATACACGAGATCAACAGTGTCACTGGTCATACTCAATAGATGATCGCGCAATGCAGGCTTGTACTTGAGAAAGTTGAGCCAGATGTCTTTATGAGTTGCTGGCTCCATTTGAATCAATCCAAGCGCCGGACCTTTACCGATCTGCTTCAAATAAGAGCCATTCGACTCTTGAGCGATCGTGCCCATAACCAACTGATCAGCAGCTAGCGAATACAAGCCAAGCTGCTCTAAAGCTGGACGCACAACAAATTGGCGTAATTGCGGATAACTAATACTCATGGCATCCCCTTGAATTTATTGGTGTAGAAGCTGATAGCCTCATCACCCATCAAGCCAGCCATGCCAGCCATAAAGCCGATCATCGGCCCAGACATCCCCATCTCAGTCCCCAAGAAATACGTAAGCATCCCCAAGAAACCGCCCGTCATAACGGTGATAAGTAATTGAATAATCGAGAAATCTTTAATCTTTTGCTTAATTTGTCGTAGGTACTTCACAGCACCTCCCAGCACGCCCACCAAGATGAACGCAGCAATTGGTAACAGGTCATCTAGTAGCGGCTTCATGTTTGGCAATCCAGTCCAGAAACGAAAAAGCCCCGCGGGTGCGAGGCCAGAAATAAGAACACTTTGAATTGACGCCCCACAAAGCTACTCACCGCCTGGAAAGTGAGACTTAATTAAGGACGCCAAATCAAATCGCTCTAAAACGACAAAACCCAGCGCACTGGCTGGGTTCTGATGATTTGTTTCCCGTAAACACAAAAATCACAGGATGAACAAACTGTAACCGCTAACTTCCCCTTTTTCCACCCTTGCGCGCGCGATATGTGAATTCTATGGTCTTAATAGAACTCTATAACAACACAGCGCAAAGCCGCGCCGCAAAAGGCTTTAAGCGCATAACGAAACGCGATACCGTGACGGCACTGTGACGGAAAATATAGACACATCACGCTCAATAAAGTAGGATTCGCAACCAATTTCAGGGACGACATCGGAAAGTAAATGACAACTCTTTTATGCGACTATGCTAATTCAATCGTAACTTCGGATACTCGATGGTCAGTTGGCGGAAACCCTGAATCTCCATTAATACTGTCAGACCAAAAGCGCTACTTGATTTACTGCGACGACACTGGATTCGACAAACTAACGCCATATCAAAATACTTTTGTCTTGATGACTGCAGGTAGTTCTCTGTATATAGCTAAGTGGAAAGAGTGGTGGTTAGTTTCGAGAGACATGGCAAGCGCACCTGTGGTATGCGACGAGAATGGCACTCCTCAAGTTGCTTTGGCTATAGTTGACCTAGCCGATAGTAGAACTCTATTTGATTTTGGGCTAGGTCATGCCCTATATTGTCAAGATGAGCAGATTGTAAAAGTATTCTCTGCTGGAAGCGGAGGAGAGTTTGCAGCGGCAGCCTTATTTGAGTGTGGATGTGCTAAAACCTCCATTCAAATTGCAGCCTTTTCGGATTATTGCACAAGCCCAGAAGTGAAGTTTGTGTGTAATACCACTAAACAAAATAATCTATCGCCTACAATTTATGATATGAACATCATCAATGAGGCAATAGTTTCAAGGGGATACATAATGGAATTGAATCAAGTAGCTGTTAGTAAACCAGTTAAACTTAGTGAGCACCCTCTTTTCAGTGAGGTAGTTGCCCAGCTAAAATCTGGAAAAACCGTTCCTTCTGCCCCAGCGCCTCGCCTACATTCAGCAGAATGGACAGCTGAGACCGAATCTAAATTAGCGAAAGCGATGGAAGTGGTAAACTCTCGTATTTCGTGAGTTTGATATCAGGATTTTTCTAAAGCCTCGCTTAGCGGGGCTTTTTATTGCCCGAATACCACCCCTGCCAACGCGCCCACGGCTTTAACCATCTCAGGCCACGCATAGCGGCTTTGGTACCGCCCTTCTAAATCGCTTTGCGCGTGGTTCAGCAACATTTCAGCGACACGGCTATCGACACCACTCTCCTGCCAATAATCACGCGCAAGCTTACGCATATCATGGCTAGTAAACTTCTGGCCGAACTCAGCCGAAAGCTTTTGGTACCACTTACTTGCAGTACTCGTATGAACTGACTTCTTACCATTTTGCGAAAACACAAACTTACCACGGCGTTTAGCGCTGGCTTCACGGAGCAATTCGACCACTGCAGGTGCGATCGGCACTTTATGCTCTATCCCTGTTTTCGTGTTCGCTGCTGGGATATACCAAACCGCGTCATCAAGCGAGATATGGGACCACTCCACTAAACTCGTTTCTAAAATGCGAGTCGCATGGCACAACTGCATCGAAAAGAACAAACGACGCCAAAACTGGCTATCTTGAATACACTGAGCCAGCTCGGGCAACTGATACGGTTTAAGGCGCCCCGATCGTGCGACTTCTTTGTCTTGCGTAAAGTCACGCCAGCCCACCCCCATCAGCGGATCACGCGCAATCAAACCGAGCTTACCCGCCAACGAACACGCACGCTTCAATACCCCCCAAACCTTATGAAGAGTGGACACCGCAAGCGTCTCTTGCTTGGGCATATACACACGCTTATAGAAATCCGTCTTAGACAGTGACTTAATCGCCACATCGCCCAACGAATCCATCAAATGGTTATAAATACAGCCATGGGCCGTAGCCGCATAACTATCACTAAACGACTTATCCGACTCGATATGATCCGCAAACCACAGCAACAGCCCCTGCACGTCCTTGATCTGCTCTACTTTCACCGTCGAGCGCTCACCCGCCATGGTCTGCGATCTGATCGCGCTTAACCGCTTAAATAGATCAGATGCCCTCAATGCTGGCCACTTGCCCAGCACCGTGCGCACCTTTCGTTTGCCCTGATACCGAACATCGTAAAACGTCCCGCCTGTTCGACTTTGGTTCGCCCGAAACTCAACACGGCGCGAATCGAACAACCACTCCTTATCACCCGTCGCTAACGTGGCTTTTATCAACGTGTCCGTGATTCGCTTAGATGTCACGCTTGATCAGCTCCTGCTCAACTCGCTTCACAAAGCGGCTTTTCCCCTCCGCAACGTGTTTTTCAAAGCGATTAACCAAGATGGCTTTATGCGGCGCCTTCATACGTAACTGAGCCGCATAGCCTGGCAACATCGCCACAATCGCCGCATTAGAAGGCGCTTGACCATGCTCATTTTTGCGACCATCCGCCAATACCGCCGCCAATAGACACAGTTTTTGTTGTGGGGTTAAATCCGAGAACAGATAATCCAAGCCAGAGTCAGAAACCTCTAATTTCTCAATCTCACGGATCATCTTTGAATTAGAATTACCACCGCCCTGAAAATCAGGCTCGATACCCGTCTCCAGCATATCGCAGATTTTCCCCGCGTTGCTCTGGCCATGCCAGCCCGCATCCTTAGACGAACTAATCAGATAATTGATGTGACGATTGATAACATTCCAAGAGATACCGCCAAGGGATAGCGGCTTGTGACGATCGTTCCAGCGCATGTTGTACTCCTCGTCTCACGACGATGATGGTTAGCATTGAAAAGCGCGCTCAGCGAACACGCTTGTCGATGCAGGCTGACCGAAGTCAGCCGCTAAATCACTTCTTAGAGGTCTTCAAGGTTCAGAGGCTCCCCCATTGTCAACTTAATCGATGGGGTGGCACCGGTGCTTAAATCAATACTTTCGATATTGACCTCGACATCCTTCCCAACCAACTCAGAAAGAGCTTTTGCAAAAGCCTCCTCGATTTCTTGAGGTTTCACACATTTCAACGCTGTATTTAATGCACTTACACCAATCATAATTCACTAACTCCTTAGCATTTCTTTCAACTCAGCCACTCTAGCACGGCCAATCATCTTGCGCTCGAATGCTTCTGTTTCGCTCAACTTCTCGAAGCCAGTGGCGGTATCACGCGGCGCTACAACATCACGCTTGAACCGCTCACCGCGCAGATACGCCTTACAAACCTCTTTGTAATGCTTTGCAAACCCTCGCTTTCCCGCGCCCGTATCACGACGACGAAGAGCAGAAAAACCAACACGCCTTGCGGCCTCAAAAACAACGTCATGACTGGGCTTCCAGCGCGCTATATCATGCGAATTGCTGGCCGCTTCGTAATAGGCTGTATCAGTCGATGGGAACTCATTAAACAAATCGCTCATACCGCACCCCCACGCAACATGGCACGTAGCGCCGAGGCTTTTTGCTTGCCCACTTCACGATCAGCGGCGCGTTCAGCGTCAGTCATGCGTTTGTAGCGGCTAGCAGAGTCTTGGTCTTCCAACATATCGCCCGTTTTCACCACATGGCGTTTAGTCAAAGGCTTACCCGCTGCAATGTCAGCCACCACACTGTTATAAGCACGGTTAAACGTCTGCTTAGCCTCCTTCTCCTGCATGCGGTAGAAATCAAACGAACCAATACGATGAACCGTTTCCCAAATTGCGTTATTGGACCAATCTTTATCGATCGCCAAACGAAACGCCGCCGCCACATCAGGCAAATTGAAATCACTAGGGCGAGGCGAACACATTTTGGCAAACTCGCCCAGCGTTGGCGGCCACGCCAAATTGTTATGAACACACTCATTCAATGCGCGGTTAACACGATCGTAACCAAACTCAACCAACGTGCGGCCCCAAACCATCGCGGTTGCCGTCAACTGGCGATCAGCGCCCAACAACTCACCATACTGGCTCGACCAACGGCTACCAAACATGCTACTCATCCCTGCCCAGATATTCGCCGCAAACGTCTTGATACCCGCCTGTTGGCTCTGGTTGGTCTGCTCGTTGTTGGCTGAGTAATTCGTTGGCGTCGGCAATTGCGCGTTCTGCAGCAGAGAGTTTACGTGTTGCATGGTGGTGACCTCCGGTAGTCGATTGCGTTGGTGCGGTATTCAGGACAGGCAATTGCTCATCGTTCCATTTTTCTTCATTGATCCAGCGCACGCAGTGTGGCTGAAACCGAATCTCGCTAGGGTGCTGAGCGTACAGCGCTCCCCATTGCTTAGCCTTGGCGATGATGTTTTGCAAAAACGCCACGGCCTGATCTCGATCATCAGGAAGCTTGAGTTTTAGGAATTTCGTCTCGGCGGGCTTCTTACTGCCTCGGCGACCGTAGCCAACCCAGACGTGTTCAAACGCCTCGGCCAGTAATTCGCGTTTGGCTTTGGCATCGAATTTTTCAACAGGGACCACCGGAGCGGTTGCGTTCGATTCGACCGAATCGGACAAGTTATTTAAATTAATCTCTGTTGTAGTCTCTGTAGTAATCTCTGTATACGTCCCACATCCTGACGTAGGGGCACCTACATTTTCACGTGGGGGATCCTCCGAATTTTCGGAGGAGGTGTTACAGCTGGGCGTCACATTAGCTTCAACTTTTGGGAATGTAATGCGGTCAATTTCAATCGCAACAGGCTCAATAAAAAGAATATTTGATAGGTGATTGCCGCCAACCGTTTTAGAACGTAGCTCAAGAGTGATCAACCCCGCGTCACGCAAGCGTTTGAGTGAATCCTGCACCTCACGTTTCGTCATACCAAAATCATCAGCAAACGACTGGTAAGAGCGCTGTAATTTATCGTCTGAGAATTTTTTTCGGCTGCCAACAACCTGACCAGTATGCTCGTCACGAATCTCAGTTGGGCGATACCAGTACAGAATTTCAGACAATAGAGTAATTGCCTTATGATCAGGGCGACCAGAAGGCAAAGAGATTTGCTTGTACCAAATTTTAGGCGTCACATTGCCAGTGAAGCCAAGGCGACCAATGGCCGCCACAGCTGGGGTTACACTCACTGCACACCCCCAATCTGTAACTGAGGTTCACGCTGGTCACCAGCGGCCACATTGAGATTAGCGTGCTCGCCATCTTGGCAACCAAGGTTTAGGTACTCACCTCCTCCAAAAACCACACCTAGCGACACAGAACGAATATTTGCAGACTTAATATCGGGATAACGCTTGCCCATATTTTTTTCTACAGATACAGGGCGCTCACGACGACCAAACACGTTAACCAACTTGCACGTGGCGGTATCCATCCAGCCTTCGCAATACAAGTCGGCCGCTTTTGCAGACCGGTCAACCTTTTTAACAAAAGTCTTACGTGCCTCTTCAACTTGCTGAAGCAGGACATCAAACGAGTAAGCCGCAAGCTCTGCATCACGCTCGAGGCCAGTGAACTCAATTACTCGTCCCCACTTACCGCAGGTCCGTTTCGCTCGAATAATTGCGTAACAACCAGAAATACGCTCGATAGCACAAATTAAGCTATTCTCGTATTCCTTAGTGCCTTTACGTACCAATGGCCTAGCGTTGATCGTCACGATGTCTAATTCATCGGCGTTAATATGGTATTTCGCCATTAGCTTTTTGGCTTGGCGTTTTGCCGCTTCGGCTTCATGCTCATTATCGGACTGAGACAAAGCCAACAGCTTGCGGATTTTTTCTTTGTAGCGAGAATCCATGCTCATTGCTCACCCCCAGCCACTTCATTGACTTGGCCTAGGTACTGAATATTTTCAACAAGCAACACACCATTACATCGATAGGCTTTGGGAATACCTGCGATCAAATCAGGTCCATAGAGCTTCTTGATCTCACGATCAGGAAATTCATGACTCGATGACAAAAGGACAGTGAAGTTAATAGATTTTGATGCGGCTGGCTGCAAATTCAGCCCCGCCGCTTTGCGTTGATAATACGAAAGCTGCGCCCGATAAATATTGCGCAAAGCAACGCGAGATTGGTTCTTTTTAAGGCGCTCAATCAAATCGGCAAGCCGCTTTTGCTCTCCTTTTGACGCCTTCAAACGACCCAATGCAACAGCATATTTAAATGATGCAATCCAAACAGCAGCCAAACAAGCGCCGTATAAAAAATATGCACTCATACCTCACCCCCTACATACGACCAGCGCAGCTCACCGCAAAAGATAGGATGACGCTTCACCAATCCTCGATTAGAAAGGCGATAAAGAGATCGGCGAGCAACCTCACCAGAGACAGATTCTTTATTTCGGTACGACACTCGGTTAGCAATATCGCCTGTGTTCTGGGTTTCACCACAAACAGAAAAATCCTGCATTTGTCGTAAAACCATAGCGTCTACGTGTTCAGGGGATAAGCTCATGCCCACACCTCCATCGCGTCACCGGATAGAGAGGGATTTAGCAGCGCGATTACGTTGCATTTTGAGCGGCGGCCGTGGAAGAACGGCGCGAGGTAGCCTTCGCGCATCAATTCTTTGATGGCGTGGCGAACTTTTTCAATTGGAATTTTAGCTAAACGGGAAATCTCCTGCTCGTCGAGCAAGATACGGGGAGAATCCCCAAAAACAGGTAGGTGGTATTTGATAGCGTTGCGAACTCGCTTAGCGTAAACGCTCAGGCGATCGTCAACCAATAGGCGTAATTGTGCCATGGTAAGCCTCCGTGATTTATCTTTGAGGCCACCACATCGAAGTGGTAATTTCGAAATTTGGGTGGCCGGATTAGCAGGGTTACCACAATCAGCATCACGGAGCGCTGACCCGTCAGAAGACGGCCCCGCCAACCCGACCATAACAGGCAGGTACAGGCGTGCGACAGACGTAAAAAAACCGCTTAAATGGGCGGCTTGTCTGCCCGTGATTTTTAGCTGGGTGGTAATCCAGTCTCCTGATTTTGCAGGAGCGATTAAATTATTGCTCATTGCTCTGTACCTGTAAAGTAAAACAGATACATCGATGATTGCGTCTTACATTTGATCGGCGTCTTGCCTATCGATGTGTCTCAGTTGTCCGAATCGCTCATTGATCTGATCAACAAGCTTACAAAGTTCTAGGTCGTCCCAATCCATGACTTTCTGCGTTGCTAAAAAAGCCCCCGAAGGGGCGAATAATGCAGATTCATCACAAATAAGGGCCGATCTCAAATGCGGGTCAGTCGTTCCACTACCACAACGACTATTAGTTAATAGACTGAACCCTAACGGGCGTGGTAGCTTCACAAGACATCCCCCAAACTCTGCTCGGGCGCTTCACAGCGTGCCGACTAAGAGCCCATGAAAACATGGTCGTTTTTGGTTCAATTACACAACCTGCGATCTTTTATACAAAACACCAGTTGTCTAACCAATCCAATATTTCATAAATTTAACACCTAATGACAGTTTCAGTAAAGATTAATTTTTTACGAAATTGACGAAATTTCTTTTTTAAACAGAATCGAAGCACAAATTAATTAATTAATTGGATTAATTAATTATTAAATCCGATTCAAAATAGGCTGACACCACTATATGCCGACACAACCCCCACAAAACAAAGAGAGCAAAGGCAGCACGGCCGCCGCATGCGCGCTAGCAATGATGCGGATAATTAACGCTTCACGTTTTGAACGCAGTGACATTGCCGACTATCTAGGCTTAACTGTTAGCGCTGTGGAGCGCCGAATGCGTGGCGAAACATCTTTTACGCTTGATGAAGCAGTGATGATTTGTCGTCTACTAGACATCCCCATCTCAGACGCTATGAAGCTGGGCGGCATGACAGATGAAGAATTTAGCAACGCATGGATTTATCAATGGCGTCGTCAAAATTTCGCCAAACATGTTGCACACCTTGAAGCAGATAAAGGCATTACGCGCGCTAAAATTGCGGAAATTTGTGGCCGCAGTGAAGCTTGGATCAGTAAGGTGCTTAATGGCAAAAGCCAACTTAATGCAAAATCAGCACGCCTGTCAGAGCAAAGATTAGAGTTACCAGAGGGCTGGTTTGATCGCAAACCGATGACACCACCCAAGGCCGTGCAGATTGACCAAAATCTAGTCGCCAAAACATCTAACCAACTGGCAGCAGCCATCAAAACTACAGGGCTTGAGATCGATACCGACATCATCAACCCTTACTTAACCGCCGTCGTCCAACTGTATAACGCCCGCATCGCAACCCGTGAAGGCTACGATCCAGAGCAAGACGCCGCGCAATTCCAAGCTGTGTTTGATCAATTGACATTGCAGCTCAAAATGAAAGACGGACTTTGGAAGTATTAATTTAAAGGGGCAGTATGGACACTATAGAAATTCAAATACAAGGATCGCAACCAGAACCCTACCAAGTCGAAATCCTTAAACACACAGATCACGAACTAGAGATAGCGTGCGACTGCCCCGCAGGAAAAAATGGCACCCACTGCAAACACAGAATTGAAGTATTAACTGGCAGCTATGAAGATGTTATCTATGATGAAGCCACTATTGACCAGTTAAAAAAATTGGAAGGGTGGATAGCCGGAACAAAAGTAGAAGCCGCTTTAAAAGAAGTCATCACTGCAGAACAAAAGCTAGACGAATACAAAAAGCTGGTGAAAAACGCTAAACGTAAACTCGCACGCATCATGGAAGGTGGCTAGCATGTCCCACGAAATTCAGCTTTTAGAAACACTCTGGAAGCGAGCGACTGAAAAAGAATCTGGCAATCATTATTACCGTGCCGATAAATCTACTGAGCTAATTATCCCGCGCGTCGATTACTGCCAAGACTCAAGAACAGGCGACTTAAATAATAGCCATTGGACATTCAATGTACCTTACGCATTCCGCGACGCACTGGGCCTATCATTTGACCAACGATTTAAAGACAAAAAGCCCTATATGGTGTGGGTTCAAGGCCCCTACATTGATTTCAAAGAAGGCGACTCGCTAAAGTCGAAGTCGGGCGACATAAGCTTATCTGTCAAAATGGCCACACCAATGAGCCGAAACCGAAAAACGCACATCATTGACTACGGCTTAGTAGACTTTCAAATACTCAAACGCGATGAAGACGGTAAGCTCCATTATCACAGCATGAGAACACTGAACCAGTACGAATTTCTACAGACTCTGATATATGGCCTACCCGATTCAGACCTTTAAGCTCATCAACCCTTACCTGATAATACAACGCCATGCCGATCTCACCGTCGGCTTCGGCTCCTTTTTTCAACGCTTCCAAGTGCGCGATTTGCTTTAACACATCCATCTTTCCACCCATCCTGGTGCAATAAATCATTACGAAATGATGCGTATCGTAACAATCTAATGCAACACCCTCTGTAAAAGTCTACACGTTTGGCGTAAAAGTCTACACGATTCGGATAGGATCACGCGATTTCACTGCCCACTTACTTTTCTTCACTTAAATCAAATGGTTATATACACGCCCCCAGAATATCCTTAAGCATGTACATTCCTTGATTTAGGTCAATTTTTCGCACTATGAATAAAACGTTCGGCCAACGCCTAAAAGCCGCACGGAACGCCCAAAATCTCTCACGGAATGAGCTAGCCAGCAAACTACAATGCTCGGCTCACACGATCAAAGCGTGGGAACTGGACCGCCATATTCCCACTCGCGCAATCATTGAAAAACTCCAACACGCTCTCAAAACCGACCTTTCACCCCGCGACCAGTTGCGCGAAAGCCGTGCCGATCGAGCATTGGCCGATCTTAAAACCGCTATTCTAACGCTCCCAACCGAGCGACAAGACGCCGCCATTCTCACGCTAGAACACCTCGCCAAATCCTACCGTTAAGCCCCGTTCCTTCCATTTCCGATCAATCATATCACTTTAATACTGTTTTAATATACAGTGTTTTACTTAACCTTAAATCTAATAATTTACTTGACTGAATATTATACTTTTTGTAATTTACAGGAAATCAAAGAAACACAGGCAAGAGGCCGCCCCATGCAAGACGCAAAAAACATCACGTTTTATCCCTCAGAAAGCGCCCCGCACATCAGCGGCCGCGCTGTTGAAATCCTAGCGCTCACGGCCCAAGGCCTTAAGTCACCACAGATCGCCAACATTATGTGTCGCTCTGTACCCACTATTCGCTTTCATCAAGTTGAAGCCCGCAAGTTCTACCACGCGCGCTGCTTGACCGAAGCCGTTGCCAAAGCCATAGCGCTTGGCGACATCCAGTTTCGTATCGGTCCAGCCACCGAAAAAACACCAGCACAGCACGCGTTTGCCGCATTCAGCTTCATCGCGCTTGTGCTGTTCACCGCTGCGATCGATACGCCCTTTGTTACCGACCACGACGTGGACATTCGCAAGACCAGCCAAACGCTACGCGTAAAAACACGAATTGGTCGACACGGCCTTTTCGTCATCAACGAAGAAATCATTGGATAGGAGATACACCATGTCACGCCAACCCATCGCCAGAGGCCGCGCAGTATACGTCGCGGAGAAATATCAAAGCCGCGAGCTGGACACAAACGGCCAGCCGAAAGAGAAAAACCGCTATGCCTCGCTAGGTCGCGTCACCGCTTGGGCACCGGAACCAGGGCAAAACATGCCCAACATCACGCTACAGCTGGACGCCGTGCCAGTGGGCGTAACGGGCCCTGTTGATATTCAATTGTTTTGGGACGAGCCACAGCAACAACAACCACAACAGCCTGCACCGGCACCGCAACAAGGCGGTTATGGCCAATCCTATGGCAGCTACGGCACACATTCAGGAGGCCGCTAATGCTTGTTTCAACACTCCAAAAGGACCAACACGCCACGATCACCGTGCCGCCCAGCGACTCAGACACCGTGATCGTCGTGAAATACGCAGGCCAACACCGCAGCCAATGCCACGGCACCACCAACGCCGCGCGGTTGGCATTCGACGCACCACGAATCGTAGACATTAAGTTTCCAAAAAAAGGGAAAGCAGCATGAGCCTATACACCGCCACTCTTTACCCAAATAAGCCGCTGATCGTGCTTGATGGCGAACAGAACCCGTTGTTTCGACTCGCGCTTAACTTCCGCGAGCTAACACAGCACGGCCCCAACAGCAGCGTTGTTATTAGCTCTGTAATGGGCGGCTCCGCTTGCAAGCACAAACGCGAACGCATCGACGGCGAAACCATGCGTATCGCACAAATGCTGATCCGCTGCGAGGCATCCGCAGATCACCCGCAAGCCGTGAGCTTGGTGTTTTTAGAGAAACCCAGCTCATTCACCGTATTACCAGAAGCCGCCGCAAAACAAGCGGCAGGCATGTAAGGAGACAGATATGTGCAACTGCATGCAAGACACCTTGGCATACGTCACTGAACACATGAAAGGCAACCCGCCTGAAAACGCGATAGCAGAGTCATTCGACACAGAGATTATGCACTACTACTTCCGCATGGATGGCAGCTCAAATGCTGTGCCGGCAATGATTGTTTCAGGCAGTCATAAAGTCAAAAAAGTGAATGGTGAAGAAGCCAAGAACCGTAAAAAGATCGAAATGCCTATCTTTGGTCGCTTCTGCCCTTTCTGTGCTGAAGCCTATACCACGCCAGCCGAAGAGCAGAAGCTTTGGGCAGTTGAGATACACGGCCCCGGCTCACTAGTTGCTGCATCATCCCGCGCCGAAGCCGACTTCCGCGCTGCAGAAATCAACCAGCTACATAAAGATCACATCGAAAGCACCCCAGAAGATAAACGCCAGCACTTACCTAATGTTGAAGCGGTGGTTGTTGAATGGGAGTCCTCACGAGAAGAGCATGCAATACAAGCTCTAAACAATGACTGGTCTGATTGTTTTTAAGGAGACACCATGACAACCCCACAACCACCGATCGTGAAATGGAACGATCCAAATACAGTGCCAGAGGTAGAGCTTGGCACTGAGAAACTGTACTGGATAGCTGTTAAAAACCCGAAGGGCGTACACGTATTTACAGCCCATTATCAAAATCGGCCTATCACAACTGACGAAGCGGGCAACCCCAATGGAGAGTGCGATGAATGGGCACTTACGTCTCCTGATGGCGATTATGTTAAAAGCGTAGGATGGGTGGATTGCAAATCGCATTCTGAATTTGACGACTACTACGAACAGCTTGAATTCAACAAAGATTACAAGCTACTTGGCTGGGCGGAGTATCAAGCACCTGAGTTCACAGGAGTGACAGTATAATGTTTTTCAAGACCATCCAAATATTCCAACTCAAAGGCACCGTTGATTTCGCGGCCATTGAGCAGGCTTTGCCAGAACACCAGCTGCAAGAAGTCGGCGCACAAGACGCGTTTACATTCGGCACACTGCCGCTAGTCCGTAACTCTGAGTGCTGGTCGATCGTGAGCAATGACTGCATGTTGATCCGTTTCGGCAAAGAAGAAAAGAACCTACCTGCAGCAGTCGTGCGTGAAGCACTGGACACCAAAGTGGCCGAGATCGAGCTGGTAGAAGGCCGTAAAGTAGGCCGTAAAGAAAAAAGCGACATCAAAGAAGAGCTGATCTTTACCCTACGCCCTAAAGCCTTCGCTAAGCGCTCTGACGTGTGGCTATACATCGATAAGAAAGCTGAATTGCTGGTACTCAACACAACGAATGCCAGCATGACCGAGCAGTCATTCAAGCTGCTGCAAACCATGCTCGGATCGTTCGCCATGGTACCACTGCAGGTGCAGTCGTCACCGGCACGCGTTATGACCGACTGGCTCATGAAAAACGACGTGCCAGCCAACCTAGAAACCGGTGACAACTGCGTGATCAAAGACACAGCCAGCGCGAGCACCAAAGCGACGTTTAACAGCTTCGAGCCACTTTCGGAAGACGTAACCCGTCACCTAGAGCAAGGCATGCAAGTGAAGTCCCTAGCACTATGCTACACCGACAAACTGTCATTCGTACTTAATGATGACCTGACGCTTAAAAGCGTGAAGTGGGACGACACCCTAAAAGAAGCCGCGTTCAACGACTCCCAAGGCGGCGCGATGTCCGACCTCGACGCCAACTTTGCACTGATGTCCTTAACCGTGCGCGAGTTCTTTACCGAACACATGGCGAAATGGTTTGACATTGAAATGTGTGTTTCTGACGAAGATGCGGAATACGATGTTACTGAAAGCGAAGAACCTTATTTTGATCCGCTTTATCCAGAGGCCAAAAAATTCGTTATAGAGTCTCGCGCTGCATCCCCGGTAAAACTGCAAAGACGCCTACAAATTGGTTACAACCGAGCAGCTCACTTGATCGAAGAAATGGAGCAAAAAGGTGTGATTGGCCCTATGCGTTATAACGGCTCAAGAGAAGTCCTGATCAGCAAGGAGCACGCGGCATGATCACTAAACAACACTGCTGGAACCGCACTCTGATCGCTGGCCACGACGACCACAGCAACCCGATCCTAGTTGCTGAGCTCGTCGCCGCAGTCGAAGGGCTACAACACTCACTCGATGCCAGTGCCGAAACCATCCGCCAACTTCAAACACAAAACGCAGAGCTAGAGGCGCAGTTAAACCACGTCAACGCTCGCCTAAACGAACAAAACGCCGCGTAAGGAGGCCCCATGGCAGGCATCAACCCAAAAACAAACGAAGAACTGGCCGCAAAGCTACCGGCAATCATCGAAGCGGGCACCAGCGCGTTCAAGGCAGCTATACAGCTGGGAATTGGCATAGAACGATTGAGAAAAATAGCCAGCCCAGAACAGCTAATTGCATTTCAAAAAAATGCAGAAAAGAATCTGCACGGCCGCGGAAAACTGGCGCATTTAACAGAAGAGCAAATCAACCAGCGAATCAATGAGGCCATCAAAGACGGCCTCGGCATTAATCAAACGCTCGATTTTATGGGCATTACAAACCGCAAACTACACACGCTCGCGTCAGACGAACAAATTGAACAGCTCAAAGAAAACGGTGCGGCTCGAAAAGTGCGCACAGACGGCGAAACAAAAGCGCGCGAAGGATTAAATATCATCAAAGACCCAGCGATTGCAAAAGCAAAGATGCAACACATCATCGCCACGCACCCAGCGATCGGGAGGCTCCATGTCTGA